TTAAAGATTTACAATTTCCAACTATTAAAGATTGCCGAGGTAAGGGTTTATTAAACGCAATAGAATTTCATAGAGGAGAAGCGGCTGATAAATTTGTTAATAATTTAATTTCAAATGGAGTATTGGCAAAATCTACACATAAAAATACAATCCGTTTAAGTCCACCTCTTACCATTAAGCGCGAAGAGATGGATATAGTATTAGATAAAATTCACCTGTCGTTATATTAGTACATAAAATCTCCCACTTTCTTGACATTAACAAGAGTGCCTTTTTTCTTTCGTTTTTTGTTTTCATCGTAATCGTCGTCACTCACATCAAAATCTGGATCAAAATTATCTTGATGGTATTTCCAAAATGTTGGGTGTCCAATTTTAAAATATTGATGAGCATCTGCTTTATACCAAAAAACCTGATCTTCTAGTTTATTACTTTTAGCGTTATTATTAATTACCAAACATTCATAGTTTTCAGTACATTGATCCATGACTTGATTAAATGTATCTAAATCTCGGAACATACCCGCATATTGTTCGTATAATCTTTTCCGATTTGCTTTTATATTTTCTCTTAATAAAAAAACATAATCAATATTTGTTCGCAAATTAGGAGGAATTCCTAAAGCATACTGCATAGTAATAATAAATGTGCTTTTAAAATGCCTCCCATTCATAAATAACGCACGAATATCTGTGTTTTTAGTCCAAGCAGGGTCATATAAACAATCGTCGAGAATCATAAACGCACGAGGGTCAACATCCCTACCCTCATTTGTTGCTCGTACAACCTTTTTCTGACGTTTGATATAGTTATTTACGATTTTATCAGTAAAAGCATTATGAATAAAAATACTAGGCATCATTTGCGAATAAAACGAATTTGCCCCCTCCGTCCCACTTATAACAGTACCTACAGGTATGTCTTGGTGATAATATAATAAGTCACGCACTAAAAAGGACTTTCCTGTTTCTCTTTTTCCAATAAATACAATTACCTTTCCATCTTTAATGGATGCCATATTAAATCTTTTTAACTCCAAGGTCATTATTATTCTATAAAAGAAAAATTATTACACAATTTTCCGCAAGTTAAAGAAAATACGAATATAATATATAATGACGTCTAACAACGAACGTATACGATTAGAACCAGAATTATTAAATAATCCATACATAGCGTATCCTACATTATTGTTATTTTCTATAGGCATGTTATTTGTAACGACATCATATAATATGCGTTTTAGTGCAGGATATTCCATGGTTTATACGTTACCTATTTCAGTATTGGCCAATTATCTTTTATTTCCGATAATTCATGATGCGAGTCATGGTTCTGTTTCCCAAAACAAATACATTAATGTAATTGTTGGTTTTGCGGCGGGAATTCCCTTTTTCTTTGCCCCATTCCCAACTTGGAGATATATTCATTTACGACATCATAGGTTTACTAATATACCAGATAAAGATCCAGATTTTTGGGCAGGTGGGAAATTAGAAAATCATTGGTTGGACCATAAACTAGCCTTACCTTTGCGTTGGTCTACACACATTCTTCATTATTATTATTACTTCTTTGTCTCATTATTTAAAACAATCTCAAATTCATTAATAAATAAAGTTGATAATATATGCGACTTGAATGAACTATCTAATAAACCAGAACTAAAAAGTAGTGCTAGGGTATTAACAATTACGTTATTTTCAATATTATTGAATATTGGATATCTGATAAGATCATACTATAATAATTCTCTTTGGGATATGTGTGTATTATGGGTTATACCTTCGGCAATTGCTATCATGATTTTATCGTTTTTATTTGATTACCTTCCTCATAGACCATATACAACAGATATAAATGAATCAAGATATAAAGTTACAAATATGACTCATGGTTTATGGAGTTTAGAAGGTGAAGAAAATTCTATAATTGCAGCGTTAACATTTAATCAATTAACATATCATAATATACATCATTTATATCCGAAATTACCATTTTATAAATATCCATCGGTTTGGAAGAAACATAAAGAAAAACTAAAAGAATTAGAAACTCCAGTCGTGACTATATTTAATAATTAATTATACCTTTGATTGTTCTGTTGCCTTTGCCTCTTTCAAAATTCCCTTTAATTTTTCCACATCACTTTCATAATTTTGTATTTGTTTTTCAATTAATTTAGTATCTTCTGTAAAATCCCACCCACTATTACTCCAAACTTTACCTTCCCATTTTTTAAGTTCTCCTACATTATTTATAGGATAATTCGCCCAAGGGGTTTGTTTATCAAAAATACTTGAATAATATTTCTTTAGATTTAATCCCTTATTCTGTGGTATATCATCTTCTAAAATAGATTTATAGAATTTTACATCAACTTTGTCCTTTTGTTTATAAAAACCAATTATAATTAAAATTACACCCGCAAATAATATACATACTAATAATAGTTTCATTATTATATAAAATACATAAAAAAATTTTTATATATTTTATTCCTCATTATTCCTCATTCTTCCTTTGCATCCATGGGTCTTCTTTATTAAAAGACGAAGGATCAACCTTTTCAACCTCCTCAGTTTGTGTATTCACTGCTACTTCTTCTTCTACCTCTACATTTTGAAGAGAAATCTTCTCCTTTTCAGCGCGAGCATCTTCAACCTTTTTCGCCTGCTGTTCCTTAATATAGTCAATATTTTCACGGAAATGCACGTCCTTTGCGCTCTGATTCTCCTTGTATTTCTTGACTAAATTATTAAGTTCGGGCTCAGCATACTCTTGATCTTCAATATTATCGGGTTCGGGATCCCAAGGCAACCAATAACCTACTTGACCAACATATACATTAAAGTTTGGATCTCTTTTTTGCAACGCGGACGCACGATATTGCGCTTCTTTTAAATTTTGATATACGCCTCTGACTTTAATTCCTCTTACAGAAGTTTTAAAATCTTGTCCTTCGTGGAATTCCTGATCCAATTGAGTTTGATTCGTATATAAGAAGTCAGTATATTGCTTGGTTAAACTGTCAAGACTCAACTCATATTTGGGAGCAACACTCTTTAGAAAAGAATGCATAAAATTTAGGTTTTTATCTTTAAGAACACTTTCTGGGGAAATAAAAGATAAGCAACAATACGACTGCCCAGGAATAGGCACATCAACCTCTAAATAATCTTCTGCTGTTTCTGACATACTATGTTTTATAAAATAACACTTAACTTTAAATACAAAATTTTTTTCTTAATATAATAACAAATGGAAGCAATTCAAAAAGAATTAAAAGATTTAAAAAATTCATTCGATTTACAAGAAGTATTGAAACGTGCCGTTAAATATTTAGTTGAAGGTGGAGCGGTTGCCGTTGCATGCGCACTTATTCCGGCGAAAAGTTTAAATATTGAAGAAATTATTATGATCGCAGTTACTGCTGCGGCCGTATTTGCTTTATTAGATATGTATGCTCCAAGTATAGGTAACGCAGCAAGACAAGGTACTGGTTTTGGTCTTGGCGCTAACCTTGTCGGATTTCCCAGATTAGGTTAATTATTAAACATTATAGAAAAAACCATTTTTTTTTCTACACTGTAGGAATATACTGCCATTGTAATTCTTCGCAAATTTTTTTCCAAACTTCATCGTGTTCATGTAATTTTTCACGAGACTTAAGAAGTCTACAATATGGTAAATATTCATCTTCATCTAATAATTGAAAAAATTTAAAAAAGATATATGGATATGAAAAAAAATTTGCTCTTTCATTTGGACAGTATTTTAACCAGGGTCCCTGAACTTGTTTAAACATGTTTCTTAATTTTTCCTCAAGAGCGTTTGTTAACACTGGAGGAGGTTTTCCGGATATTCTATTCGTTATATAATGGCAATGTTCGTAATATTTAGTTAATTCTAATTTTTTAAGAATTTCTCTCACTTTTTTAGCAGTAATATTTTTAACACTTATATATCTTTCTTTCTTTAATTCATTAAGAATTTGTTCATAAATTATATTATCAATATCAGTTGATTCTTTTGCCTGAAATTGAGATAAAAATTCATTAGCATGATTAATTTTTTTATAAGCAAAATAAGTTATCTCTCTAGGGGGTTCCTTATACGAAGGAGTATTATTATTTACTAACATCTTTTCAACTTTACCACACTTCGGACAAATTAACACACCTCTTTTCGGTTTTACGATTCTTCTTTCCTGACATTGTAAGCACATATCTAATATTTCGGGTTCAATTATTTCCGTCTTAGGTATGAAATCTTTATTAGTTAATTTCATAAAATCATTCATAATTTTTGTTTTTTTGGAAGGACTTTTTTTTAAATTTGTTTGTTTATGATGTGACTTAAAAAAATCCATTACTGTCTTTTCTTTACTTGTTTCTATATTTTGATTACTTTCATAATAATTAAATAATAGATGACTCGATTCCAAAAGATATTCTTCTTTATTAGAAGTTTCCTCTAAAATTTTTAAAGAACATTCAATAATTTTTATTTTTTCTGTTATATTTAATTTATTATCTAATTCTGCAGACGTTAAATCCTTATTTAATTTTATACAATAAGATGCTTTTTTCTTGTTCAAATGATCTAAATCATCTAATAATTTTTTTTTTGTTTCTTCTTTTTTTTCATATTCCTTTAGAACGTTATTATGTTTAAAGGATAATGTGGTTTTTATAGGTTTTTGTTTTTTTTGCTTTTTCTTCTTGTCTTTAAAAACAGACATAGTTCTTTCGTTAAAATTAGATATATTTAAGAAAAATATCTTTAAATGAGATTAAATTCGTTTTATTAAATAATAAACATTATTTATAAAATATAATGGATATTGAGACAAATACCTTGAGTAATATGTATAATGGGGAGTTATATAAAATGATTTTTATTTATAATACACTTATAAATGGTTGGACTGTAAAAATGTTAGATAATAATCGCTTCCAATTTACAAATAGTAATAAAGATATTCGTAAAAAATATTTAAGTAAAACCTTCCTTAAAGATTTTATAGATAAAAATATGGATATAGAAGAATCATTAAAATAGATTCATTCTTTGCGGAAAATCTAAATAATTTTCTTCTGTCTATATATATAATAAATAATGGGAGGAGGACTTATGCAATTAGTCGCCTATGGCGCTCAAGATATATTCTTAACTGGTAATCCACAGATTACTTTTTTTAAGGTTGTTTATAGAAGACACACTAACTTCTCAGTAGAAAGTATTGCCCAAGTATTCAATGGTAGTGAGGATTTTGGTAAAAGAGTAACATGCACTGTTTCCAGAACAGGAGATCTTATACATAGTGCGTTCCTTCGTATATCCATTGACGGCGTGAATAATATCGCTCCAACTCCGGGTGGTACGACGGTCACGACTGATGCGAATGGAGTGGCGGTGGTGTCGTCGAACCCATCATATAACGCGGCAAATCAGGGAAAATATTTTTATGGTACGCAGACGGATGGCGCCGTTACGTTATCACTTGATGAAGAAAGGTGGATAAGATGGAGTAATTACCTTGGTCATCGTATTATTAAAACGGTAGAAGTAGAAATTGGTGGCACTAAAATTGATAAACACTATGGAGAATGGTTACACATATGGAATCAATTAACCCTTAAATCGGGTCATGAATCTGGTTACTCGCATATGATTGGTAATACACCAGAAGCACTTTTACCAAGAACTAATATGAAACGCACCAAAGCTACAGGAACCGGCAACAAAATTACCTACATTAAACGAGATTATGATAGCGAAAAAACTATACCAGGAATGGTTCTCAATATTCCATTGCAATTTTGGTTCTGTAGAAATCCTGGTCTTGCTTTACCACTGATTGCTCTCCAATACCACGAAGTTAAATTTAACTTTGAATTCAGAGACCTCAACGAATGCTTATTATTTTACAAATTGAATGACCCTCATAATACCACACCTGATCTAAAAGTAGATTTTGATAGCGTTAAGTCCAGCACCCCAGCCGTAACATTTGACGCAGAATTATTTATTGACTATATTTACCTTGATACGGATGAAAGACGAAGATTTGCTCAGTTAGCCCACGAATATCTTATTGAACAAGTTCAATTCACTGGTGAAGAGACTATTACAAGTGCCGGAACTAGTAAAGTTAAATTAGCATTTAATCATCCAGTCAAAGAACTTATATGGGTCATTCAAAAAGAAAGTGTTGAAAAACATAAGCAATGGTTTAACTATACATCACAGGTAGACCCAGACATTTTCTCTGGCAATAACGACTTTGGCAACCAAATCGCCGAATCAGTTGCTGATATGCTTACAATTAAATTAAACAATTCACGTGGAACGTCGCTTTCAGGCGATACAACCTTAAGTGGCGGTCTGAATGCCAATACAATGTTTGATACACCTGGGAGTGTATGGGGAACTGGATTCGATAATCTAGTTTTAGACATCAATGGGAACATCCCTGCAACAAGATTTGGAGGAGGGGACATGACACCATGGTCCGACGATGCGAAGGTTGCCATTCGCAAGAGTCATAATAATGTAAATACAAAAAATAA